CAACTTCAGCGATGGAACTGTACAGACGACGTCCCAGAGTATCCCTTTGGAGCAGGAAATCTGTGATGTAAGGCAACGTCGTGTAGAGCGTCGGAGTTCCAGATCCCTTGTACAGCCTCATTGAGCCGACGATGGAATCGACGATCTCGGACGGAGTCGAGTTGGCGTCATCGATGTTGACATTCACCGTTGCCGCGTAGAGATCATCGTCGTTCAGGATCGAACGAATACCGGCACCTTGAGGAGATCCAGCCGGATCCAGAATATGATCCTCATCCGCGATATCACGACCGTCGCCCACGAGAACTGCACGAGCGAGCTCCTCGTCCAGCAGGAGACGCATTTCCTGCTTGAGCCAGACCACGACATCGAAGTCCGTGATGTCGATGATGTCATCACGATCCAGCTTTTGCTTCTTGTAGACCGTGGTGGGCGTCGTCAGACGCTTGGAAGCGCTGATGAACTCTTCCTTCTTCAGGTTGCCCTTGATGTACCCCTTCGCTCGAGCTTCCTCGAAGGTGATGTCAGCGACCAGGGACTTGATACGAGTAAATGGCGACTTCCTGGTGCCGTTAATGACACCAGCAACCCACTCGACCCTCCGACTATCGAACTCCGGGGAGTCTGTGACCGTACGAGCTTCAGGAAAGAGGACATCGATGTTCTCAATGCCGTGCTTCAGGGCATATGCCTCTACGGCCTCTTTCAGCGAGCCAGAACGCTGAGCATCAGAGATGATCCCCCGCATCGCGTCATGAGTGAGAGTGTGCTTCTCCTCCTTCTTTGTTTCACCGCTCTGCTCGAAGACGTTGCGGGTCATGCGTCGTCCTTCCTTATCTTTATCGTCGTGGACTAGTTCCTTCTCGGAATCACCCGACTTGTCGTCGGAGGAATGTTCGGCGTTATCACCACTTTCACCTTCAAGTGCAGCACCCACCATGTAGTGGACGACCGCCTGCTGCTCGGGAGTCATCGAATCATAAACATCTTGAACAGTCTTGCTGTTCTCAACGTCGTCTTCGACATCACCTGTATTTGCTGGATCACTGGTAGACCCATCAGCATGATTGATCTCGAGGCCGGTGTAGATAATGGCCTCATCTTCCAATGTGACCAGATCTCCATCAGCGTGAGACAATGTGATGTTGTCAATCAGAGCGCCAGGATTGGCGCCCGACAGAACCAGGCTCAACTCACGAATGAAACCGTGAAGAACCTGCTTGGCTTTCTCTGTCAGCTGATTGGCATAGATGGAAAGAGACTTGACGTCTCCGTGCTGCACCAACGTCCTGGCATTCTTTGCCTGATCGGTGTCGTTGAAGTACCCGTAGGCGTAGACACCGTCGTCACGATTCTCGAGAACAGCGTGTCCGAGAACGTTTCCTGGTTCACTGTGACTATGTTGCCAGACCAGCGGAACGGTCGTCTTGTCCTGATGCGCAAAGGCATCTTTCATGATCGTTCGGCCGTCTGAGCACTTAAGACCAGCCTTAGTGGCATAGCCACTGAAGTCGGGCTGGGCCTTTTCTTCCATTTTGAATGCTCTCTTTCAGTTTTGGATCTCGGCCTTTAGCCGTTCTTAGTAGCTAGCCACTTCCATTGTTAGAACCATTACTATTGCCATTAGTTGAGCCTGCACCGACAAGTCCACTGTCTCCACCAGAATCTGGATTAGTACCAGGTGCTGTTGAACCAGAAACTTGTGAGAAACCGGAAGGTGTTTGCCCTCGAATATTACTGTTGATCAACTTGTCAGCCTTAGGATCCGTAGACGGCCTGAGTCCGAGGACTTGTCTAATTTCGTTTGCCGACATAATCTCGTTACGACTGAACACATCTGCAATCTTCGCAATGTTCTCAATCGGGATCAATCTGAATGGATCGCGGAAGTACTCGATCGTCTGATGTTGCGTTCTAGCTGTCTTGGTCAAGAACGTCCGGCGCATAGCTTGGGCGATTGCATTTAGCGTCGGATCAATCGTCCTATTCCAATAGTTCAGCATTGTCTTCTCGTCGGCTGTTCCATTCATGACTTCTTCAGTCAATCCAAGCTGGCCGTAGAGCATCGTGGTCAGAAATTCAATCTGAGCCATTAGATTATTCTCAGCTGGACGGTTCAGCTGAGTAATCTTTTCTGTTCCATCCGTATAAGCAATGCCGTACTTACTACCCTTGAGCTGAAACTCAATATCTTGCCGACGTTGTTCTGCTGCTTGCCGACGAGCTTCAGATTTGATCACATAAGGAAGCTGAATGATAAGATCAAGTTTCCCAGAAGCGGATGCATCGTCTACAGCATCCAATAGATTCAGCTTATTGAGCAAACGTTGAAGAGTTGAGTTCGGCTCATTCATTACGGCGTACAACGGATTCTCAACGATGGCGACAACAGTTTTCGGAAGAGTAATGAGCTGCCTATATCCAAGTGCCTGATTATACAGCCAAATTTGTACATGTTCAGGATACCATTGCACAATTTCGCCGACACGAAGCGTCAAGATGTCGTATCCACCAGTTGAAAGTGGATTAAGCGATGTATCCACTGGAACAATCGCAGCAACACCCTTGTCAAAAAGAGTCAATGCGATGTCCATACGAAAAGCTTGCGCTGCTTGATCAATATTGGCTTCAACTGTGAGACAATTTTGAAGACCACTTACAATGTCATCCTTGTAACGATCATCCGCATCAGTTTTGATATGACGCATGTCAATTGAAGCGACATCGATACTAAGACGTGTATAGATAGAGGCGATAATCGAGCGTTCATTGGGAATTCGAAGTCTTACTCGATCTGGTCTATAAGCATAAGCCGAACCATAGTCACCTGAGTATGGCTGAGTTTTGTTATCCTGGTTTGAAAAGACATTCCAGGCATGTCTCAATACTGATCCAAATCGTGACACGTTTCACCTCCTTCCCAAGCTCATTCGAAAGCCTCCTTGTTGGCTTTGTATGCAATGTAGGCATCCATAAGAGCAGAGACATTGTCGATCTTCTCGTCTTGTCGCCTCTTTAGAAGCTTTCTATTACCGTTAGTATCTTCCAAAGTAATTGCGTTTCCCATCGCAAAGGACATAAGTGACTGATCAAAGATGAGCATTCTTTCTTCGCTCAGAATCTTGAGTTCACCCAATGGGACAGATTCAGTCCGGGCTCCTTGAATGACTTTCTCAATAGCATAATCCCCATTCTCTGCCTGCCACCTGGCTACAAACTCTTTGGCATTGTATGGGTCAAATCCTAAAGTACGAACGTCATACTCAGACGACAGAATGAACGCATCCAGATCGTCATAAACTTCCATCATGTCAAGAACTGTTCCATCCAAGACATGAAGACTCGCTTCGTTGATGAACTCTTCATACTTCGCTCTCATGGCCCCCGGAAGTTTCATCAATGTCAGAGACGTGATGTAACTCCGAGTCTTAACCCCAAATTTTTCGTGGCTCAGCGGAAAAAGGAATGTGAATGCGCAAAAGTCATCACCTTGAGACAAGTCTGCGCCGAGAGCACATGGCAGCTGCCAGAACTCGCGCGCGCGATGGGGTAGAGTCTCTTCATACGTGAAGAAGTATGTGTAACCTTCCATAGGGATTCCAAAACGCTTGGCAAGGATGTCATTACGTGACGCAGGAGCTTTTTCAGCTCTTTCGACATCCAGATGATACGTCTCATATGAGATTGTCGCGCCCAGATTTGGATTTGCCTTTAGCCAAGTTGATGGATCGTTAACTTCTTCGAGTTCATCAAGTTTGTAATGCCAGATCGAAACATGCGGAGCGAGGTACTCACCCTTGAGTATGTCAGCTAGTTCCATTTTGATTGTGTCACCGGAACCAGCTCGAACAGTTCCTTCTGAACTAATAGCGACAATCAAATAGTCTTCTAGCTTTGATGCTCCCTGTTCAACTGCCCCCACAACATCTTCACGCAAATCTCCAGACAACCATTCGTCAATTGTAGAGATTTTGGGACGCAGACCTTGTAGCTTATTAATGGCCATAGGTCTAACTTCGAGCAGTGATCCTGTGAGGAAGTTCTCGATTCCCTTTTTGGTTGCTGCGAGCTTGACACGATTGGCCCTCGATCCTGTCGTGTTCTGCAATGAGCCTTCAGTCAGGAATTTGAACAAGGGGCCGCGTGCGCGCGTGATGGCTGTACGAGCCGGAGACATGACTTCATCGGCTTGCTTCATCGTTGGCGCTGTAGTTATCTGATGCGTCGTTGACGTATCGACATTTAGAAAGTAGCTTTGTATCATTGACGCATACATAGACTTGGCTGCGCCTCTAGCAACGATTAGATACTGCTTCAGAATCAGTCGTTTCTTGACTGTCCTATGTTCATAGTGCCCCCCGTGATTATCCTTAGTCGGAACATAGACACTTCGCTCAACGAAGTAGTACCAACCAAAGATCTGCTCTGACCATAACTTGAACGATTCTAAGAGATGAAGATCGGACCCATCTGTTAAAGTCAATTCTCCTTCGCAAAAGAGAATGAAACCTTCAACAGCTTCATCATCATAGTAGATGTTCGGGTTAGCTATGAGCGCGTCAATTCGATTCATCTCCATGGAGACTTCACGATTTACCGGAATGTCTCCTCGAAGAACTGCTTCACGAAACCGACCATAGTAGATCGGTGTCGCAGTATTAGACAGACCCAAGCTAACCTCCCTTCTCAAGCCATAGCAGCAGCCATCGTAGCACCCTTGAACAGGTGCTTAACCACTTTCCTTCCAGTTTCAGACGTTGCCAGTTTTGTAGCCTCTTGCACAGCTTGCTTGCCTTGCGGAGACTTCATGAAATCCGTCGTTACCTTAACGCCCTTCTCGAAAGTACCTTGACCAACTCCAGATCTCTTGATCTGGCTCTCGAGATTGGTACGAGTGGCCAGACTCTGTAGCTCTTGATTGGAAAGAGTGTGCATACCACTCTTCTTGAGCTTCTGAGTTACTATCTTGGCTGCGACAGCATCAGGATGAGCAGGAAGTCCTCTCCCACCCTTTGTCTTGATGATCGTCTTGTGTTGTGGATTCGACCTGGTACTGACAGAAACTGAAGCCAACTCCTCACGGCTTCTACGACGCCCCCATTTCATTCCCAAGACGCCGTGATGTTTGAGAATATGATCTACAACTTCTTTACTCGCCAATCTATCCATACACACCTCCTTCCCAAATGGGGCCCCAAGGCCAGTCGTGAACAGGATCATCGACAACTTCGGGAGGTGGAGTCCATTCCGTTTCCTCCCGATGAGTGTTCAGACGCCACTCGAGCTCTTTGATCTGATCATTGAACGCTCCGATCAAATATGATGTTGCCGTAGGATCAAAGAGTAGACGAACGCGCAAATATACATATGACTTGACCGAGTTGTACTGAAGATCAGTTTCATCGATGAAATCGACCCACTCTGCTATTTCATCCTCGATCATAAAGCCTTCAGGAGGCCCGACACCCAATTGGGCGAGAGTAGAGAACGCAGTATTGATATGAGTGATCACATCATGATCAAATGCTGTATAATCCTCCGCCAAACCTAGAATTTTCTTTGTTCCGGTGAGGATACTAGTTATCAACTACTCACCCCCTTTCGTGGGTGCCTATTTTGGCAAGTTGGTAAAAGACGCGATGGCTTTCCCCTTCTCGCCTCCGTTCCACGCTGTCTCGCCCTTCCTCTGCCATGTAT